CAACTCTGTATCATAAATATGCTTCCCTTTGATTCTATATGCACCGCTATCCATTCTGTAAACTTGTACATAGCTGTGCCAGTAAGTATCACTGTAATTAACGGATGAACTTGTATGCAAAAGGACATCCCCTTCAAAAATCTCCACGCCGTTCTTGTCCTTTAAGCCAGTGGATTGCATGAGGGCGACCTCATCTAAAGGGAAGAAATTAGAATCTCCGTACTCCCAGTGGTTAATTTTGATTTTCTTTCTAAAAAAATCAATGCTTACAACTTCTGTCAAACCTAATCTTTCATCCCAACATCTAAATTTTGGCACCATCTTATCCCTCCTGTTTATTGGTATTTTCCATTTTACAAATACCCACTTTTTGCTGTTGTCATTTTTTTACCAAAATGGCAAAGTGCTAACATCGCACGTGTTGGTATAGTATTTTTTTGCTTTAAGTTGCAAAAATGACCTATTTTTTGTAATTTGGTTGCAACGACACATTCTGCTATTTCGTCGTTTAATCAACTCGCTCTACATGTGATTGACATATTTGTATTCACACTAATTCGGATTTCTCCTTACAAATATTTTTTAGTTATCTCCAACACTTTCATAACAGTTTCTAGCGGAATAGCATGGTTACTATCTAGATTGTGAACTATCTCTGGATATACATCATCATCTTGAATCCATAAAACCATTTGCTTTTTCCTATCGTTAAAATCAATAGTTATATTGTCTGTAGACATTTGGAATGTAATATTGCTGTCTAGATCGTATAAGTCCATGCTAAAGTTTACCAAGTTATTGAACATCTCTCACTCCTTAAAATGGAAGGTCTTGACTATCAATATCGATAGACGAGTTGCTGAATGGGTCTGATTGAACGTTGTTGCGGTTTTGTTGGTTGCGAGTGTAATTATTCGTTTGACTATTTGAAACGCCGCTACCTTGTGTATTTTGGCTAGAATCGGCTTTCTTGCTTTCTAGCAACTGGAAGTTATCAGCTACGACCTCAGTGACATAGACTCGTTGTCCTTGTTGGTTATCATAAGAGCGAGTCTGAATCCGTCCTGTTATTCCGATCAACACACCTTTTTTCGCATAGTTCGCTAATGTCTCAGCTGGCTTTCTCCAAATAACACAATTGATGAAATCCGCTTCTCGCTCTCCGCTCTGATTCGTAAAATTACGATTCACAGCTAATGTGAAGGTGGCAACTGCGGTTCCGTTGCCTGTGTATTTCAAATCCGGATCTTTCGTTAGTCTTCCGACCAAAGTTAAATTGTTTATCATTTTGCTTCCTCCAGTTCAATTTCAATTCTTGGGCAATCCTTATCCACTTCAAACCGATGCTCAAAGTTGGCTATCTCGCCCCAACCATCATTTGCGATCATTCTCGCTTCAATCATTCCGTCCAAGATAAACTTGATGCCGAACGCCACGTTGTCTTTATCTTTGCGCTTGTTTTTGCAGTACCAAGTGATTTTCAAGTTGATCGGCGTTGCCACTCTAAGTCCTGCTGCTTTCGCCATCAAGAATGCATAGCAACATTTTTCTGTGTTCTCTTTTTTCAGCTTGGCTCCTGCATAGCGGTTCGTCCGCTGGCTATTGATGAACTTGTTCAAGTCAGTCAATTCCCCAGGAATTACAATCTTTTTGTTATAAGGCATTTCGTTTATCCAAGAGGTCCAAAGTTATGACCGCTATATCCCTTTCTGATAATTTCAATTCTTGTGCAACCTCCGTTGGCTTCATACCAGAATCTAAGAGTGCCGCTGCTCTCACGAGTAATCTTTTAGGGAAATCAAATCGCCACCCGTCTAAGCAAATCACTTTCTCCATGTCATCCGCCTCCATTTTTCAAACTGATGTATAGCTGCTGCGCCTCTTTCCAAAGTTCATCTGTCGTGACATCCATGAAATTCTTTCCAAAGTGATTGCTGTCTACTAACCGCTTTGATATAAGCAAATGTCGATACATGAGCATGAACACTCTGAATTTAGCTTCCGCTCCAGTCGATTCTGTATCGCCTGTCTCTTTGACATAACCAGTCATAGACTCTAGCGGAAACTTCATCGATTCTTGATGTTCAGCAGGCAAAAGGTTGAATATCAATTTCACAGGCTTACTAAAATCCCTCTGTGTCTCCGACATCTTCTAAGAACCTCCTTAAATCTTCATCAGTCACTTTTGGCTTGTTGCTAGAATAATCGACTGGCTCCTTCGCCCAATCTGGCAGTTGTTCTTGTCGAGCATACGATCGTGCCTGCTTCTTAGGTGTTTGCTTATCCTTTCTCGCCCAAGCTCTTATGGTTGCTAGATAATTTTTGTAAGTCTTACCAGACAGCTCACAGTATTCAGAAACTCGATCGATTCGTTGCTCCCAATCGTTTGGAAACTCTTCTTTGAGTTTTTCAAGTTGTTCATCATTCAAAAGAACATTTTTATATTCACCGTATCTATGGCGAGGGGGAGTTTTCTTCTTTTTCTTTATTTCTTTTTCTTTATCTATTTCTCTCTCTTTATCTATTTCTTTATCTATATCTACTTCTTTATCTATATCTGTACCGTCACGTGACGTCACGCTAACGTCACGACTAGCCTCGAGTAATTCTTGCTTTTTACGCTCACGGTATTTCCTGTTTCTCTCAGCATTCTTTAGCCTAACTTGCTCCATTCCTTCAATATTCTGATGTTTTTCCCAGTTGCTAATAGCAATCAAGCCATCATTGTTAAGATCAATCATGTTGAAACCAGCAAGAGTTTTGAGTGCTAGTCTTACTGTGTTAACATTCTTTCCAAATAGAGTTGCTAACATTTCTTCTGTGTAGGGCATATTCCTTTGTATATAGATCAAGCCATCGTCATTGGTCTTACCTGCTAGCACTAGAAGTCTTATCCATATGACCAAGATTGCATCTGACTCAGGAACGGCTTGGATTAACCTTATTTTTTCATCGTCAAACATTGTCGTCTTAAGCTTGATCCAACTAATTTCTGCCAACTCCTTACCCTCCAATCCTTAATTTTATGATTTCATCCTGTTTCAATTTGATGCCTATAACGTGATACTTCTTCTTAAACTCAGTAATCCCCATTTGATGCTTCTCGGTATGATGGGTTCTGCAAAGTGCTGCAAAAGTAAATTCTGTGTGATCAACTTCTTTCCGCTTACGCCTTCCTAGGGCTTTTTCAAAGTGATCGATGTCAGCGTTCTTTTTACCGCAAATGCAGCAAGTCCTGTTTGTCACGCATTTATAGAAAAAGTACTGTTCATTTTGTGGCGGAATCTCATAGCCCTCACGGAATGGAATGTCATTTGCGAAGATAAAATCTAGTATCAATTCATCTAATGTTGAAACTTCATCGACTGTGTTCTCCGATTGATTCGACAAGCTGATGTTCTTCCCTGTGAAGTATCGAAATTGCCAATAGAACACGTCTTTAAGGCTTTCTAATGGTTCGCCAGTGTAAATGTATATGTCTTGCATTAAAGCGAATGTGAAGCGTCTCTGTTCGACTGTGAACCCTCGTGGGTCTTTGATGAATATTTCCGCTTGTCGCTCGCCGTCATATCCATCAAAGATTGTTTTGAGTCGTTCGATGTTAAGCGATTCTTTGAGCTGCAAAGTAACTTTATCTCCATCAACATTTGTTATTTTTGCTAGATACGAAAGATTGTTCATTCAAATCACTTCTTGCCTTGATAGTATTTTTCCAGTTCATTCAGATATCTAGTCAATGTCCCGAGTTGTTCTGTGTTAACCTTGCTGATATCTACTGAGTAACCAATTTTCTTTTCCGTAATCTGGTCAAAGAAGTTTTTGCTTTCAAGTTTCGCCATACCAGCAATTTCATCAGATCGTTTTTGCAAAGCTTCTTGTTGCGATTTTGTAATTGGCTTAGGTGTTGCTTGCTTAACTTGCTCGGTATATTCATCCGAATCTGCATCCTTGGTATCATCAATCTGATAAAGTCCGTTCATTGCATATTTACGGGCATAAGATGAAGCTGTTCCTGTTATTTGAGATTCATCCATTCCCTTTTTAGCAAGCGGTTCTCTAGCATATGCAGTTGCAATTTCTTCTTCGCCAGTTTTTACATCCTTGATTGATGCAGTTGCTTTAATGTAATGCCAATCGCCTATCATTACTGGCTCATCAGAAAGTTTTGCAACTAGTCCATATTTATAGGCAAGAGGTTTAACAGCTTCCAAAATATCTTCGGCACTTCTGTAGTTGTACTTACCAAAATTATTTCTTTGGCTCTTGGGAGCTTTCAATTCTGTTATCAAAAGAGATACTCTCTCTAGAAATGTTCGTTCTTTATCGCTCAATTAAATTCCTCCTGTCTTTGTTTCAGCCATTCTTTACCACCTACAAGCCGCAACGTGCTAATCATTAGTGATTCGGGTCTATATTCATCAACCATTTTTAAAAAGTTATCTTGTTGTAAAACGTATTTAGCCATAGTTCCGTTACTGTTTTCTCGATACCCTATAAACATCCAATCTGATTCATGAACAATCGTTCCGTTATCGTCTTCATTCCAATGTGCTGACAGGTCTACTTCTTCCTCGTTGTCGTCTAAAGAATGGATATTAGTCATCACATGGCTGGTTTCGTCTTGCATCAGGTTGTCGTAATTTGTTGCGATATAATCTGACATCTTCCCACTCCTCTCGATTTGTGGTAAACTTAGGTATATATTTTTTCGTTTCTGACTGACTATAGCTTGCCGGCTAGTCGGTCTTTTTTGTTTCCAATACCTCGGTTTCAATAAAATTAATCCAATATCTAGCTTTTTTTCCTACCGCTTGAATCGATGCTTCTTGTCTGTTTTCCCAGGCATCAGCAATCGTTCTTAGGCTGCTTATTAACTCAACTGCAATAATGCCCAACTTGTTAACGTTCGGAACTATGCGATCCATGTCCTCGCCATGCGAACCGGTCGCTGATGTGCTACCGATCAGGATTTGGACCAATTTTAAAATTTCATCTTCACTCATAAATTCCCCCTCCGTTTCTTCATCCGTTCAATATTCTGTCTTGATTGAATCAAAGGCTTGTTATACTTGTACCAGCGGTCAGCAATGATTTTGCCAATACGTAGTGCTTCAGCTCTGGTCATACTATTTAACCCCCATGATCCAAATCAGAGTTAACAAAAGTACAATGTTTAAACCAATGCTTAAATATGAAATTGCTTGGAGTTGTCGTGCTTTGTAAAAGTGATTTCTATTTAGACTTGCTAGCCATTTTTTCTTCATGCTGACTCCTCCTTGAAATATCGATCAATCAAAGCGAGCGCTTCTTCTTTTGTAGAGACGGTATGCCACATTGTCGATCCGTTTGTTTCTATTGAGATAGTGATTTTCATGCGGTTTCTCCTTTGGTATAATTGTTAAAAACTGGTGGTGTATTAATGGAAATAAAAACGAAGAAATTTCATTCTAATAGCAGTAATTACTTGCAAAATATTACTATCGAGCTTCCTAAGTTTTGTCCGAGATGCGGAGTTTCGAACAATCCCTCAACAGAGTATTTAGGTATATCTAGCAATCTTGCATATTTCAAACACTACTGTACCGACTGCTCAAGAAACCATTTTTGCTTCAATTTAGTTAATGATAAAATCGGTAAAATGGTAGCTTTATATCCTAACTCTCAGCCTAGTAATCTGCCAAAACTGGTTTGTGATTTTTCGCCTCGATTTGAAAAAATTTATCACGATGCGGAACTTAGTGAGTTTAATAATGCTTTAGACCTTGCTGGTGTTGGTTATCGAGTATCTTTAGAAATACTTTTGAAAGATTTTGCTTTAGCAAACGAACTTGATTCTTACGAAGAAATTGCCAAAAAGACATTAAACAATGCTATAAGCCAATACTTTAAATCAGATATTGATCTACAAACTTCTGCAGATGTGGTCCGAATATTAGGTAACGACTATGCTCATTGGGACCAACATGAAGGGTATGACATCGAGACTTTAAAATCTTACTTACAAATATTCATTCAAATTATCAATACTAAGCTAATGCTCAAGAATCCACCGGTATCTCGAAAAAAATCATAGTTCAATATTGTCTAGATACTCTCTGAACATATTCAGCAGCTTTAATTTTATTTCTTTTGTTTTTATGTTTTTATCAAGTTCACTAGATATAACTTTTTTAGCTTCTGATATTTTTAATCCACTTAATTCCGGAACGATTGCTGAAAATACTTCTTGACATATTTTTTCTTTTTCAACAATTAACTGATTTCTCTTTATCTCATAGGAAGCAAGTTGATCCATAATATTCTTTTTCACCCTAGCCCCTCCTTCCGCGTGGGGTTATTTTTCATCCAATACTCCAGTTGCGATCGGCCACTTCATCAATACCCAACAAATCTGCAATAGCATAGATATGCTCTTTCATCAGCTCTTGAAAGTCTTCGTAAGTTGCTGGCTTTCCGTCCACTTGTAAATTTGATGATTCGGCATACTCCATTGCACTTTTTAGCGCATCTTTGACGTTCTCAAATTCCATTATTTCTCCTCCAACTCCAAAACGTTCAATACTGCAGGCGTTGCTTGCAAATCTGCCAGACTAAAGTGTTCGTAGGTTAGTACATTTAAATAAGCTAAAGCTTCGTCGTAGTCCACTCGTTTAATTGATGTGTAACGGACAACGTTCATGCGTTTCTTAAGCTTAGAGTGAATGCGGCTCATGAACATACCTTTCCAAGCTTTAAATAGATTGCCGCTGTATGTTTTACCTTGGCGCTTTTGATGTTCTTCGGTTAAGCTAATGGCAAGTTTGCTGACGATTGAGCGCAATTCCTTTTGCTCTTCATACGTGATAGTGACTTGCTCAGACATTTTTTCATATAACGTGCGGCTTTCATTGACGTGTTCTTTTACTTCGTCTTTCAGTTCAATCATTTCTTCTTTGACATTTCCCATTTCACGCAACAAACTTACCAGCGCTTCACTTTGTTTGCCTTGTGTTTCTAATGTGTGGATCAATGCGATCGTGCTGTTTTCCATTAATTGATTACCCATGCTACTTCTCCTCCGATTTCTTGTTTGATTTGTTTTAATAATTTTTCAACTCTGGAAATTGAATCCGTGAGTTTTTGCTTTGTCTCATCATTCGCCCCAGCGATTGCTTGTGAATCGTATACCGTTACCGCTTGTTCTTTAACAAATTGATTCATATTGATAATGAGTTTGTGCACACTGATATCGGCATCACGTTGTAGACGTTTTAGTTGTGCTTGTTCTAGTTCATCGGTTTCAACCTTCGCTTTTTCTTGCAACGCTTTTTCGGAATCCGCTATCCGCTGTTTCAAAGCTTCTTGTTCAGCTTTAAGCGCTTGGTTTTCTCTGGTGATTTCATCAACGATCTTTGTAGATTGCTTAAGCTGCTGATAGTCGTCTGGAACCTTTTCGACAATGACTTCTTTTTCAATTACTTCCGTTTCTTGCTCATTCAGATCATCAATCATCTGTGCTTGTAGTTTATTTTGCTCATCCTTAGCTTTTAGCTGCTTTTCAAGCTCTCTGTATTCTTTGGTGGTTTTTATATCACCCGAGAGCACCATTTCTACTGCTTCTGGTTTAGCTGACGGTTTAGATATTTCTGTTTTGAGTGTGGTTGGTAGTTCTTGGAACATTTCGATTTGTTCGTATTCGTGCATTTGATGCACAAATTTGGCTTGATTGATATAGTTGTAAACAGTTCTCTTTTTTAAGCCGATTGACGTGAACCACTTTTCGAAGGTTCCTGTTTTATAACTTGCCAGCTTTTCTTGTGCTTCTATAAGTTTTTCTCCTAATTGAATCGAGCTATTCAAAACAATTGATTGTAGTTCTTGTTCTTTTAGTTTTAAAAATTGTGCAGTGGTATCATCTACTATTGAATAGTCAAAATTTGTTGAAACTTCATTCAATGTCATTCTCCTTTCTTTGGTATAATTGTTTTAAAAACTGGTGGTGGTTAAATGTCAATTTATGACGCAGTGATAATGCTGTTCCCTTTGTTTAACAAGTATTCTTTTTATATTTCAGTTTTTTTGTTTTTCTTTTGGCTCTACAAAAGAAATAGTAAAAAATATATGAAGAGAGTTGAAAATAAAGCTAAAATACAGTATTTACAAAGAGTTTTTGATATCCATAAATACAATGAAGAAAATCCAAACCATATGGTCCAGATAACTTCGAGCTGGCTAGACATTTACAAATATAAGATTTCTCAAACTGATAACACTTTGTTACTTTCGTTAGTCTTTGCTTACATTTCGTTTAATTCAAAATCGTTCACTGAGAATACTAGCGAGGATTTTTTCAAGTTTTTAACTATTTCTACAACGCTATTCCTATCTGGCATAACATATATAAAACAAAGAAAATAGCAGCCAATATTTTAGATGGAGATATCTTCCTTGGCATGAATTCAACAAGAATCTTGGGAGTCTGCATATTCTCATCATGAGTGATATTGATATACCGAACTCTGTACTTTTGGTCGAAATATTTCAGACTTTCTCTAATTTCATCTTCATCTTCAATTCGGCACTTGAGCGTAACCAACATGGTTTCTTTGAATGCTTTTACCAATTTATACCTTCTCCTTTCTTTGGTATAATTTCCTTATCAGTCAGCGGTGCTTCCCGATCCCGATTTTGTGTTCTTCCATAAAAGCATCGATATCTCGAACATCATATTTTGGGTTGCTCTCATCATCAAATACGATTTGCTTCAGTCCTCGCTTAATCCATGCATTCATAGTCTTTGGACTTGTCCCAGCGTAGATACAAGCCTCACGCTGATTCAGGTATCGCTTAGGAACGTACTTTTTCAAAATAAGTTGAATAGTTTTTTCATCAATATCCGGCATGGTCTCCCTCCTATCTCAAAGTTCATACATCGCTATAATCGAATCGATAATCTTGTTAGCTTCGGCGGATGTTCTCTTGCCATTTAAAATTAAAGACAGGTAGCTCTTATCGATTCCAAATCTGTCTGCAAGCATCTTGTATGTTAGGAAATTTGAATTTTCAACATATGTTTTGATTTTTTCTCTATCTTTTTGGGTAATTTCCGCAATATCAGCCATACTAAAACTCCTTTCTCATTTACTTGTAAACAAATTTAACAACAATTATCTAAACTATGTTGACTTTATTAGATTAATAATCTATACTGAATGCATAGTTAAATAAGACATAAACAATTGATTTTAAAAGCTTTCTTGGCGGTTGGCATTTAATCATCAATGGTGTTTTTGTTGTCTGTTTGGTTGTTAAACTTGTTTACAAGACATAGTATAGATTAATAATATATATAAGTCAACTATATTTACATTATTTATCTAAACTTTTTTTGTAAGCATTCAGAAAGGTTGGTTTATCGATGAATACTTACGAAATAATAAAGGAATTAGCAAAAGAAAAAGGAATATCCATTAGACAGCTCGAAATGAATTTCGGGTATTCGAATGGATATTTAGGAAGTTGGAAAAGACAAACTCCTAACTCTATCGAATTAGCTCGTTTAGCTGATTACTTTGGAGTCTCTGTAGATTACCTCTTGGGAAGAACAGATACACCTCAAAATGTAGAAAATAAAGATGAATATGATGACTTAGTCATGATGTTTCGCAAAAATGAAATGGAAATACCTGAAGATAGACGTGATGAGTATAGACGCGAAGTGGAGAAATTGATGGATTTTGTTAAATTCACAATGAAAGAATTAGACGAAAAGAACAAAAATAAGTAGGTGTAGTTGATGGATTTTGAATTGTCGGAGCGTATCGAAAACAATAACGTGCTAATTAATAGATTTTTATTAGAAAATGATATAAACCCTATCGAATATAATTGGGAAATGTATTTTAAAAAATTTATAACTGATAGAAAAATCGAGTTTATAAATACCCCTCCCAGATTATCCCTAGATTTTTATTCTGGATTCACAGTTAAAAGTAAATATACGACAGCAATTTTTATTAATCCGAATATGGTTAAAGCTCGTCAGCGTTTTAGTGCTGCCCACGAGACGGACCACATCATCTATGATTTTGATGATAGTCAGCCTACTCAAAAATTTTTTAACGTAGAAGAAAATACGGCTTTCTATACTGCAGAAGAACTCAAAGTTGAAGCGTTAGCAAATGCAGGAGCTGGAGTTAAAATGCTTCCTGATATAACAATAGTAAAATTTATGGAGACAGACATCTCTTTCTGCAAAATGGCAGATATTTTAGGATTATCTTATCCAGCTTTATATACCAGGTTAGTACAATTCTGCCAAACTACATTGAACTTAAATGGTTCATCAGCGACGTCACTTGTTCAAAGGTTTCAGTATAATAAAAATGATAAATATTTTATAAATCAACGTCTTTCTGGTTGGGGAAATACAAAGAAAAAAGAAATCGAATATACCTATCAGAACAGTTTATAAAAAACACCCCTACCGAAGTTACAGCTTCGATAAGGGCAACTCATTTCTGAGAGATTACAAAATTATTATATCAAAGAAATGAGGAAAAGAAATGAAAAAAGTAGTATATGGCTTGCTATTTGTTACTTTAGTGCTTTCAGGCTGTGGCGGTCAAGGTGGCGACGGTGGTGATGTTGAAGAATCTAGTTCTTCGTCAACGATTGCCGTATCCTCTAGCAAAGAAGAAGTAATTGAGTTTAGTGTATACCAACCTCAACATTACTTGGAAAACAACAATTTTAACTTATCTGGAAAAGCTGATCCAGAAAGTAAAATCACTGTAAATCAAGGCAATGAATTAGTAAAAGAAATAGAACCAACAGCCTCTGGTTCATTTAGCATGACAGCTCCACTTCCAGAAACGGAAGATACCACATACGAAGTATCAAATGGAAAAGAAACGAAAACAGTGATTGTAAAGTCAAAGGCGACATTAGAGAAAGTTGCTGCAGAGGCCGAAGCAACTAGAAAGAAACAACAGCAAGAGAAAGAAGAAGCTGATAAAAAAGCTGCTGAAGAAGCAGCAGCGAAAGAACAAGCGGAAAAAGAAGCTGCTGAAAAACAAAAAAAAGAGGCTGAAGAGGCTGCAAGAAAAGCTGCCGAAGAAGAAAGAGCTAGTTATGATACTGGAATCACATACGAAAACTTAGCGAGAAACCCTGATACTTATTTAGCTGAAAAAGTTAAGTTTTCTGGAAGAATAATTCAAGTGATGAAAGGTGAAGAACACTCTCAGTTCCGTTTTGCAGTTGACGATAATTATGACCAAGTACTGTATATTGAAATATCGGAAGATCAACTATCAAACAATCGTCTTCTAGAAGATGACTATATTACTATCAGAGGCACCTCTTATGGAGAATACACTTATACTTCTGCTTTAGGTGGAGAAATAACTGTTCCCGGAGTAGTAGTTGATTCATTTGAATTAAATTAAACAAAAAAACACGCCCCTCTTTCCTGATAGTCAGGGGGCGTGCAAACAGAAAATAACCAATAGGTTACGCCTATTGTAACAAATTCTAGGAGTTGAAGCAATTGGCTAAGAAAGAACAGGATATCCGAATAAAAGAATACGTCAAAAAAAATGGCGAAAAAGCTTATATGTTTAAGCTGTATCTTGGCATTGATCAAGACACCAAAAAACCAATCCGCACTACAAGACGCGGCTTTAGAACTCAAAGAGAAGCACGTTTAGCAATCGCTGATTTAGAACTAAACGGATTATCAAAACCAGAGTCTGAACCACAAATGATTCATACCTATGAACAGATATATAATCTATGGTATGAGGAATACAAAACAACAGTTAAAGCTTCAACGTTACTAAAAACAGAGCGAGTTTTCAAAAATCATATACTTCCAGCATTTGGTAATAAACCTATACAAGACATCAAACCGATGGATGCACAGAATCAAATGAATATTTGGCACAAGAAGCTTGTGCGTGCAAGCATGGTTATGAATTATGCTGGATTGGTATTTGATTACGCAATAAGAATGCAATTGATCAATATGAATCCAACAAAAGTGATTAAGAAGCCTGTAAGGAAGGAATCTGTTAGAGAAGACAAAGATATGAATTTCTATGACAAAGATGAGTTGAAGAAATTTATGGCAGCTTTAGAAAACAACAACAATTTTAGAGCTTTTGTATATTTTCGTTTGTTAGCATTTACCGGAATGCGCAAAGGAGAATCATTAGCGCTGAAATGGTCTGATATCGATTTGGAAAAACAAACATTATACATAAACAAGGCTGTTTCGAGAAGTGCAACAGGGCTTTATATTCAAACGCCAAAAACTCCTTCTTCTATTCGAAGAATCTCAATTGATGACAAAACTGTGTCTATATTACAAGAGTACAAAAAAGAGTCTCCAGATGGTTTAGTCTTTCAAAGTGAAGATGGAGGAATATTATCGCCTGCTAAACCGAGAAAATGGTACCTAACTGCCATGAAAAACTTGCCGGATGATTTCAAACAGATATCTATTCATGGCTTTCGTCACACACATGCATCATTATTATTTGAAGCCGGTGCTTCTATTAAAGACGTTCAATCAAGGCTTGGTCATTCTGACATCCAAACTACAATGGATGTATATACCCACGTATCAAAAACAGCAAAAGAGCAGTTAGCAAATAGGTTTAATAATTACGTTGACTTTTAATCGTGGTAGTCAAAATGGTAGTCATTTCTAAAGAAGCATTGTTCTATCAATAAAAATGCGACTCCCGCCATCTCCATAGACTAAAATCGAGAAGATTTTCGTAGTTTTTCCTGAGAGGTAGAAACCCTATTACACAGAGGTTTCTACCTCTTTTTTGGTGTTCAAGCTATAGAAAAGCTTTTCGTAGTTTTTCCTTTTTAGTAGTCAAATGGTAGTCAAAATGGTAGTCAATTATCATCATCAAACCAATTTATTTTCCTCGCTTATCCTAGATTGATTTTTTTATTTCCTGTTCGCTTTACAAACAGAACAAACGTTCGTATACTTTCCTTAAGGAGTGAGCTATTATGGGAAGTTTTCGATACGAACTTGAGCCCAAACGTGACATTCTTTTTATTGATGTAAAATCATTTTATGCTTCAGTTGAATGTGTTCAACGTGGATTTCACCCAATGAAGACCATGTTGGTTGTCATGTCTCAATCTGATAATACAGGAAATGGGTTAGTCTTGGCTGCTTCGCCACTGGCAAAAAAGAAGTTAGGCATTTCAAATGTTACTCGTGCTGATAATTTACCAAACCATCCTTTATTGTTCAAGGTCCCTCCACGCATGAACTTATATATAAAAGAAAATTTGAAAGTAAACAACGTATTTAGAAAATATGTAGCCGATGAGGATCTACTCCTCTACTCTATTGATGAATCAATGATGGACGTAACTAAATCACTGAACTTGTTTGTCCCAGACAAAAGTTTGTCTCGAAGCGAAAGACGATGGCGACTAGCTAAGATGATTCAACGTGATGTCTATGACACGACAAAACTTTATGTGACTGTTGGTATTGGAGATAATCCTCTTTTGGCCAAACTAGCATTAGACAACGAATCGAAGCATAATAAATCACTTATTGCGGAATGGACCTATCAAGACGTGGAAAGTAAAGTTTGGAACATCTCTCCTATCACAGAATTTTGGGGCATTGGATCACGCACACAAAAACGACTTGAGCGAATGGGAATAGAAACGATAGAACAGCTCGCAAAGGCTAACCCCGATTTGTTGCGAAGTAGAATGGGGATCATAGGAGAACAGTTATACCATCATGCGAATGGAATTGATCGGACGATTATTTCTGAGCCAGCTCCTCAAATCAGAGATAAAAGTTATGGTAATAGCCAGGTACTAAATAGAAACTACTATCTACATGATGAAATAGAAATTGTCATCAAGGAAATGGCTGAACAGGTTGCTGCACGTATTCGCAGACATCATTGCCAAACACAATGTATTCATCTTTATATTGGTGTTGCTTTTGGAGAAACACAAAAAGGATTCTCTAGACAAATGACTGTCCCACCAACAAATAACACAAAAGTATTGGTCTCGCACGCACTGTTCCTATTTCGTAAATATTATACTGGCCAAGTGGTTCGTCACGTTGGTATCACTTTTTCAAAATTAATTTACACATCAAGTGTTCAGCTTGATTTATTTGCTGATGCTGAGGACCAGATAAAGCAAATAAAACTGGATAAAATCATCGATAAGATACGTGAGAAGTACGGATTTACTTCTATCGTTCATGCCAACAGCAAGCTCGATGGCGCTCGTGCGATTGCAAGAAGTAAGCTAGTCGGTGGACACGCTGGTGGTATGGATGGAATATCTGATGAAGGGACTGATAAAAATAAACATCATAAGTCTGTATGAGCAAGGCTACATTTCCTATTCAGAGTTTATTCAGGAGTTTCCAGATTCAATTTCCGAATCTCAAGAATGTCTTTTCGGTACAAAGTGCGTTGAGTTTTATGTTGATGTTACTTTAGGTAAAACTGATTTTAATTACTTTGTACAAGATTATGGAGGCGATCACCATGAAATCATTGAAAGGTGTAGTTTCGAAAATACGAGTGTTGAAGATGAGCAAGACCCCTTTGGTGCGGTTCTCGATTAATGGTATAAATTGCCTTATTGCTGCCCACAGTTTGAACTTTTTAGTTGACGTTGATGAGGGAATGCAAATCGTGGTTGCTGGCGAGTATAATGATCGGGAGCAGTTTGTTGTGAAGAAGTATTCGGTGATTGGCAAGACGAAGATTATGATGGTATTTGAAAATTTAATGGCTTATAATTAATATATTACTTATAGAGGATGGTTTTATGAAAAAAGTCATATTATCTTTATCGTTTTGTTTTTCATTACTTTTTATATCCGCATGCGGTTCTGAGAACTCAAGCTCGGACAACACCATGAATGATCATAGTGCAGTCAGTGAAACAAAATTAACTGAGGAATCGTCAGTTGTTGATCAATCTGTTTTAGATATTTACGATGATAATGAAGACTGGTCTCTAGGAAAAATGGATATTCCTGGATTGATTAATGCTTCATCTGGAAATCAAGAGAAAGCTATTGAAGATGCTAACATGGTTATTAATCTATCTTTGTTTAAGTATTTTATTATAGACTCTAATAAAGATAAAATTGAACTAACTGCTGAAGGCGATAATAAAGACTTCTATTCCATAATGTTTACTATTATGAGTATGCCCGATAAAGAAACGATGGAGACTCTTTCTAATAATTTCGAAGAGTTAGTTTCCCGGAATCCAATAAATCCAGACATTGATTTATATACATTAACTGCATTATATTCTTCAGATTCAGAGGAAGAAGATACTACACCTGTCGTTATATCATATCAATTAAATGAAAATAATAAGGTAGAAAAGATTGATTAATAAAAGGCTCCCTACTCAAAATTGAGTAAGGAGCCTTTTTACTTATCAAGGTAACACGCTTGAATTATAGTTTAATCAACCTTTGGGTTTGATTGTATTTTCATTGAGCTTTTGTTGTAGTTTAACAACATGTGCATTAGGTTCTTTGATAGCTGTTGGAGCGTTTGTCAATCTTACTCCTTCGTTTAGAGCGAGACCAATTAAATTTACTATTTCTTTTTGTCCATCAGGAAGTTTACTCTTATCAGGATAAATTAAACTATACAAAATGCTTTTCTCCCACAATTCGAGTTGATACTTCTTCTTTTTTTGCTTCCAAAAAAAACCATTGTGAAAAACATACTTTACTCTAGTTTTATTTAATTCTTTGTAAATGATTTTTGTAATGCGCGAGTGAAATTTATTAAAGTCATTTACGATAATCGTACCAACCAAAGGATACTGATCAGGATGTAGAGGTGATAGATATTTAGTTAAATTCATAAAGTATCTTTCTAAACAATATAAAGTGGCACCAGAATCTAGACCCAAATTATCAAAATCATTTGTTCGCAATTTGCTTATATCAGAGATAAAGTTCTCTAAGCTTTTAGGATTCAACATTATTTCTGGAACAATAGCAAACGAGTCAAAAAAATCTTCCTCCCTATTATTGAAAGTTTCTTCAGGAAAAGCAGGAGCTATAACCTTCAATGATTTAATCGTATCCTTATATTTGTTTAAACTTGTAAATATACTTTCGCCTACCATAGATTTCACCTTCGCTTTTTGTTCTTTGCGAAGCTTGCCTTTATATAAAAATGCTCCTAGAAATGCACTAAGGATAATACCAAGAATCCCAAGAAGAGCAACTATAATTTCTGTTGGAATTTCCATAAATTTTCTCCCTAATATTTTTCTTTGAGTATATCAAAATATAGAGTAAGCTTCTATAGCTTCTTTACCACGGCAACTTATCATTGTTCAATGCTCGTTGCAATGCCTTAACCATATCGGATTTTGGACTGATAATACCGTCCACTGTCGTTCCTAATGCTTTTTGCATCGCTTTGATTGTTGCTTCACCAAACAGACCATCAATTGCCCCATTATAAAATCCTTTGGCTTTCAATCGTTTTTGCCATGTACGAATAAGATTCGATCCAATCAACGTTTTATCAAACTTCGCTGCATACAGATTCTTGTTACACGCTTGCCGGTATTGATGACTGATCTCGTCGTCCGGTGTCATTCCTTCGTATTCCATCGCCCGATTAGCTGTTCCTGGACCAAACATCCCATCTTCTTCGATTCTTGTGTAATTTGGCTTAACTGGTGGTTTTACCGCAGGTGTACTTGGTTTAATCGGTGGCGTGCTTGGTTTTGACGCTGCGCTATTCGTGGCATATCCGAATACAGCCAATGCAGCATTAACACCAGCATCCATTTTTTTAGACATGATATCCATATCTTTCTTACTATCCACAAATCCCCATTCAATCAAAATAGCTGAACCAGATGATGCCCGGATCACATACAAGGATGTAGTAGCCTTCGCCCCACGATTTACCCATCCAGTAGCCTTACATACTGCAATACAAATCTCCTCTGCTAATTTTTTAGCTGCTGTATTTCCTGCATAATACCAAACTTCAAAGCCGTTTGCAGTTCCGTTAAATGCATTCAGATGGTGACTAACATGATAACTTTTTCCTACAGCATTCATTTTACGAACGATATTGTATAGGTTATCATTTACAGTTCTCCCAACGTTATCTGTTGCATCTACTGCTTTGGTTGCAGCACGGAATTTATCATGAATTTTCTGAGCAACCTCATGCTCTTTAAGTCCACAACCAGATGCCCCAGGAACGATCGCATTGTGTCCTCGATGTGAGGTAGAATTATAATATTTGACCATGATTATTCTCCTTTCCCAACATAAAAGTAGTCGTCTATTTTTTCGGCTGGATTATCAGTTTTTTCGCGTTTTTTCACTTCAAACTTGAAAGTTTCATCCTTACCAGTCTTCGTAAGATTTTTGTTCAATGTGTAAGTTTGTTGTCCAATATGATTCATGGTGTGCGCTGCATCTTGCACAGGATCTACTTCCTTGACGATTTCTGGTTTTGCTACTGCTTCAAAGTCCTCTATAAATTTAGCTTTGTTTCTCATAGATATCCCTCCAATTTCTGTATTAAAAAAGAGCAGCCGATTGGCTACTCCTTTTTCTCAGTGAATTCTTGACCATCACCATAATCTTGAGAGTTATAGTTATTGCTTGAAACTCCCAGCACTACACCTGCAAATGCAGTAACTAAGGAAATCACTCCAACAATTTTAGTTGCATCGAAATCATATAACGTTGCAATCCCAGCAATCAAGACCCCTAAAGCCGGCGACCATTGTGTGATGATTTTTTTTGCTAAATCATATTGTTCGTTTGTCATTTTCATACTATTTACCTCTTTCTTTCCATAAAGATTTTAGTTGTTCACCATGTTCAATTAGTCGTTCATTGTGCCTGTCTAGTCGTTCATCATGCTGCTTGAGTTCGTTATGAATTTCAACACGATCAGATTTGCTGGCTTCTAAATCTCTATTCAACAGATCCAAGCTGTGACTAAGTTTGGTTAAGTTTTCTGCTATTTTCGTAAAATTACTCATTACTGGCCGGACAACAAATGCAACTAAGCCAATAATTGTCATTACCCATCCAGCCCACGTCGCTAATTCTCCCACATTTAACATGCTTCACCTTCTCACTTAAAATAAAAAGCAACCGGCTAGAAAGCCGATCGCCCCTGATACTACATATCCGATTATTTTGTTTCTACTGGCTTTTTTGCTTCGTCTACAATTTTCGCAACATCTTCTCGTAAAATCTCTGGCACACTTTCGATAGTTCTTTTTCCTTCAATTACATGCGTTGCGTACAACATTTTCAACGCCGAAAATTCCATATTTCATTCCTCCTCTACTTTGAGAAAACATAATCTGTTACTTCCATGAAAGCAGCTTGTGTCATAGCTAATTCTTGTCGTAACGATTCGTTTTCCTTTTTTAGTTCTTCGAATTCTGGGTTAGTCTCGTTAAACGCATATTGACTAAAATCTTTCGTTGTATTATAGATCTCGATTAAGTTGTTCTTGCTGTCGTTAAATTGAGATTCCTTTCCATTTATGATTTGTTCTATTAAGATATCGAAGATAACAGGACTATCACCAAACAAATGTAAAACGTCATCCCAATAAAGTTTTGTATAATCTGATAACGTGCCATTCTTTTGAGATAAGTAGAACTCATCTAAGAATTTCTCAAAATCCATTGTAATCACCCCTTTAAACATCCCCAGCAAGAAAGCTGATATCAATTTTTAACCAAGAACCAAGAGGTACTGTGCCAGCCGTGTATCTGTCAGAATAGATACTACCGTCGGGGTAAACTGAAACATAGTGCGTATTATTTCCAGATCCTTGACATCTATTCGAGACAATTGCTGAAGGTCTATATCCAACTGGCAAAGTGGCCATCTTCTTTTCTCCGCTAAATGCTACTGTGTTTTTAAAAGCCCCTGATAATTGCACAGATCTCATTGATCGTTCACAAGTGGGTGTCGATGTAGAACCTATAGAAGTCGCGTATGGTTCAAATCCAGTTGAAACATTGTCAATAATTCGCTGCGGAAATTTTATGAGGTCTTGGTAACGCAATGTTCCTCCTACACCTTCGACCCTAAGAGTCAACCCATAAGGATTTAACCACCACATTAGCGCGGGATCCGCAGTAGGTGAAGCTGTCTTTAAGCGAACAGCACCACCCAATCTTGCTGGTCCATATTCTGTAGAAAATTTATGCGATGTGTCTATTTCTCCATCAAAACTCAACTTCCCTTTTAGTGTAGCTTTTCCTGAAGCTGTGCTACCTGTTGCCCCATCTCCTCCGTCAATTGGTTCATTTGAAAATGGGTTTTGAAATTCAGAACCACTAATCAAAACCCCTGAGATATTTCCTGCTGTAATGTTTCCTAAATTAGCAGTGATTGCTGAAAGTGTAGTCGTTACAATATTATCTGCTGTGAAAATGTATAAATTAAACTTACTTCCATTCCATTGATAAGTTGCACCGATAATATACCCACTTGCACCTGTGTTTTGCCAAAGCATACCAACATAAGGATTAGTTGGTACCGTCGCTTGACTGATGATACCAGTCGGATCACCTTTTTCACCTTGTTTGGCTACAGTGTATGAAGTGTTTGTGGTATTATCTGTGAAAGTTAGTACAGTCCTCGTCCATAAAAAGCTTCCAGCAGTAACTGTAGGAATTGATGTACTCCAACCACTACTAGGCGCTGCTGTACCACTAGTAGAACTAGCAAAATTTATAGTTGTACTTTTTATTCCATTCCCTGTCGCACCAGTTGATCCAGTAGCGCCTGTTGCTCCCATTTTCCCGACAGAATAAGCAGTTGAATTTGTATTATCAGAGTAAGTAAGAACAATTTTCGTCCAAAGGTACTGATTCTCAGAAACACTAGGAATAGAAGCACTCCATGTTCCTGTTGGTGGCGTTGTGCCAGATGTTCCTGCTTGATAAGTAGTAGCGCTTGACACAATTCCTTTCCCATCAGTTCCGTTTGATCCGGCTGGACCTGTAGCTCCTTGCTTGTTTTTCACGACAATAATTATTTTTTGAATCGTCACAGCTTTGTACACTGCTTGATATGTTGCCGTCCCAACATCTGCTGATAAAGCAGTAACTGTATAACGACCTGCCGAATTAATTGTGCTAGTCATACCAGTTTCTGACACTTTCGAAAATGTTACGCCAGATGAAACTTTAGTTTGTCCTTCGTAGATAATAAAGTCTCCTAAAGCTTTCGTGAAGTCAGTTACTGTACCTGATGAGTTAGCTGGTACGATAATGGATTCATTTGAAAGATACCCACTGATTACTTCTTTTGCGTCTTGCCCGTTCGCACCGTTTTTCCCATCCTTACCATCTTGTCCAGATTCGCCTAAAATACGTTGCCATGTGTATTTGCTAGGATCTTCACTATCTGTTGGCTCGTAATCAGTATAGGTACCAGCAAAAGTTGGATACGCATTCGCGAAATCATCTTCGGGAGACGGGGTGTAAATTGTAGATGATGTGTTTTGTTCAACTTTAAATTCTAGAATTTCTGCTGCATACGGCTTGAAAAAAGTTGATCTATTTGGTTGCACATAAATACCATTGCTTGCACCTACGCTAGAGTCCAGAACCGTTTTAGTAGTAAATGTTAATTCAACATAGTATGACTTACCGATCTCAAAATTATAAGCTACACCTGTTGCCCAATCTGCTACCTGTAATTGAGTGCCATTAATTGATAATTTTTGAATAGTGTCAATATAAGTAGTATGCCCTCCTATCCGTTCAATCGTTCCACTAGATACTCTCACTACAAAGCGCATTGTGTATTGGGTAGCAGGTTTATACTGTTCTCCAACTGTTCTAAACCCTAAATACGGGGCTCCATCACTTTTAAATGTGATCTTTCCTAATTGTATTATTACTGTATTCGTTGCGTTAGTGCTGTGTGCAAGCAAACTTTTTTTAGTGGCTAAATTTTCATTCGGATAGGTTGTCGTAAAGCGATCGGTACCATCTGAACTCCAAGCGTACGCCCAGTGTATATAAGAGGTCTTGCCATTCTCTCCCGGCGTTCCCGGAATCCCTTGACCTCCAGGATCACCCTTTGGGCCAACTGGGCCCGGATCGCCTTTGGGTCCTTGACCACCATTCTTAACTTTAGTAAGTGTTATAGTATCCTTTACTACTGCCATCGATTCACCCCCTAACTATAAGAAAACTCTACGTCTTGCCCAAAGCCATAACGTAGAGCCTTAACTTTTTGACTTTTCGTGTCAATCAGAAGAACATCCCAACAGTCCTGCTGTAAAGTATCCCAATATTCTATACGTGGGTCAGGATGTGAAAGATTGATTGTAAGATTATTTATATTATTTACAACTTTCAACCTGTCTGCGTGATGATGTCCGTTCGCAATTAAGGCAACTTTTCTGGTGCCAGTAAAGTTCACATTTACGTCTACTGCAAAATCTTTATCGGTATTACTCCCCGAATAACTTGTACCATTTTTATAAGCACCGATAATTCCTTGAACAATTAAAGAGTTGTGTACCCAGTTCGCATTAGAATCATTCCAACCTGTTCCCATCGAATTGTGTTGAAAGAATGCTACAGTATAATCTTCTGGCGTTTGCTTCAACGAATCAATTAACCAGTTAATTTGTTCTTTCCTGTATCCACCGTAATCAATATAGTCCATGGCACCGTTTGTCGCGGTATAGGGATGGTCAAAGCTATTGAGAACAAAGATTCGAAAGTTTTTATCTGGTACATCGTAGTAGTAGTACATATTTCTATTACTAGGATTTTCTATGATGCCAAAGGCTTTTGATGGACTAGTTATCATCTTATACATTTCATCCGGCTCTATAAATTGGTTCATCACATTTCCACTCGCTCTGTTCCCGTAACGGTTGTCATCGTGATTTCCAAGAGAAATAAAATAAGGACAATCGACTTGTCCTATTAATGCCATGACCTTTTGCAGATCAATTGTATTTTGTTTTTTTGTACTTCTTCCTTCTACCACATCTCCCAAGTGTAACGCAAAGTCACACTGAACCATATTTGTAAATTCAACAAAATTCTTGATATGGTCAAAAACTTTCAGATTTCCTCGGATATACTCTTTGTTAATAACATCTACTGCATAATGAGTATCTGTTATCACTGGCACCACCAAAGTGTCAGCAGTTCGTTGTTGTTCAACTCGATAAGCCAATGCTTTTAAGCCGTTAATAAAGTAAATAGCTTGAACCCATTGGTTTTTGTGAATATTGACGCTACAAGTAATCATCGCCACTTCTTCAAAGTCAATGTCTGATACACTAACAATATTTCCTACACCATATGCTTTTCCTTCCCAAGCTAGATCATGATTACCATTCTTATCCACTTTATACCAAAAGAAATCTAATTTAGATAAGCTATTAGTGATGTCTTCATTTTCTTTGAATACTGTTGCAGTCAAAGAAGTGGTCTTTGATTCGCCATCAATAAACCCTGTGCCGTTATTTGGCATGATATTCACCGTGTATCTATCTTCTATCTTGCTTAATTGTTTTTGCAGGACTTTAAGCTGTGCTGATATTCCACTTGATAATGTGACGAAATTTCCAAATACTGCTTTATTCTTAGACGGATCCACACGACTGATCGTTTTTTCTAGAACTCTTGCTTTTACCCTGATGGCCGGATTATATTCATTGTCTATAATTTTGACATAGTCAAATACTTGGTAGTCATCAATTCCACGAATCACAGATACTTCATAGTTCACTTTTACTTCATCGTTATCTTTAAGATAAGCCAATCCTTCAGAAAAAATAGTTGACGGAGTGCTACTATCAGATGAGTAGTAGCCCATCACTTTCTTTCCGCCGCGATCTTTTTTGGCAACTCGATTATAAAGAATATTTGATCCATCAGTTGTATAGTATGTTCCATCGTCATACTTAATTCTTGAAATATCAGCACCTGACCCTAGAACCTTTATTTCTGTAAAAGTAGTATAAATATCTGTCGTTCTATGAATCGTTTCAATATCATCACCTGTTCGCAAAACCACACTATTGCTCAAGTCCGTTCCCCGTTGCTGGTAAATATCTATATAAGCTTTTCTTAGTTTTGCATTATTGAATTCTAGTACAAAGTCTAACTCAGCTTCGAATGTTTCAGCAATTGAATATAAGCGCGCTTTTTTTGTATCTCCGGTACCACTACAATCTGGAAGCGCCGTTTTATGCGAAAGTTCATTGATTCGAATTTCCCAAACTGTATTATAGATCTCTCTATTAATGAAATAATCGATTGTTTGGGCTTTATTACTAGGATAGCTGTCAGAAATATCTCCAATCAATGCTACATCAAAGCTCTCACATTCGATTGTACGGATCGTTTCATCTTCATATGATATATTCATGATCGTAAATAGCAGACTTTTCTTATTTTCATCTACAAAAGCAATCATATTATCTTCAATAAGATGCTCGCTACCTTCCATTGATTTAAGAATTGTAATAGAGTAAGTGCTTCCTTGCTTGGTGTACCATTGTTCATCCTCTAGCATATCTTCATCCAGAAAAGAGGTAAGAGTATTGAAATTTTCATCTATCACTCTAAAATACATTTTAACCCTCCCTTACAAGAATGCGTTCCTAATAGAAGCTTTTACGATTGGTGTCTTATCTGATGCTATCAGTACATCTGTATTGCCAGGTTCAATATAAATCTTATCCGAACCATTCGCTAAATAATCATCTGCTGGTGTTCCATTCAAAAAAACTTTCAATTTTTCCGTGACTTCCAAATGATCACCAACCGAAAATGTCAATGCTTCTTCTTCAATATTGCTTGTGTTAATCTTGACAAATTTGGTATAACTGCATCCCAGTTCCATTGGGGGTTTATCAGACCACAATCCCCACCACACCGTCTGAGCGTTTGCACGTAGATTAGACACATCGTCATTTGTATAGGAACGACTGTAGGTCCATAAAGATTTCCAATTAGAAGGATTGATTGCGGTTATTGAGAAGGTGAACTTATTCCCCACTTTTTTTATGACCACATTCCCGAAAAAGTCCCTTCTTTCATATGGAATACTCCCTTTGTAGACACGAGTGTCACCAATAAAAAAATAGTAGTCAACGTATTCGTTACTACTAAATCCTTTCTTTATTTCCACGCCAGCAATAAAGTTGTTATCTTTATCAACAATATTCATTTCAGTCATCCCTTGTTGCTGGACTTTGGGAGTTTTTGCCGATTTTTTATGTCCAACTCGAAACGTCGCTTCCCAATTTTCAACTGAGGAATCATTCGTGTAACGTGTAATCGATGGTCCGTGCCAGATATCTTTATAATTACCAAAATCTTCCGCCCAAAAATCTTGCGATCTAAATCCCACCTCGCCAGAATTTATTGACGATTCTGGTTTCCAACGAATTCTTGCTGTTTTGAATGACCATTTATTTTTGGTTGCCGGCGTCATTTCGTCTATCCATAAAACAGTGGACGGTGCCACGGTTTGCACGTCCGGCTCATCCACTGTTCCTAGTTGAATGATCTGATTTTCTGTTAGTATTCCTAAATAGCTGGTGTCTTCTGTAAAATCGGCTTGAAATCTAACTGGCGTCTTATATGTCCCGTTATTTTCGATCCTTAAAGTTTCACCAGAAGAAAAAAAGCTTTGTTCCTCTATTCCGTGAGCTAGTCCATCAGGAATAATAAATGTTAGGCTCCCTGTTGCTTCATTCATCTGTTCTAAAGATCTTACTAGTTTAGATTCCCCGTCCAATTTTCCCAAATAATAACGATCTGGCTCGTGGGAAAACCAAATTCTGTGCAGCTCTTTATCTCTTGCTAATATAGAAATGTCGTCTTTAAAATCTCGCCAGTTCCCTCTTGTCGAAAAAACAGGCAAGGTTATTGTATTTGCTTCACTACGAGAATCTTTAATTTGTGACCCATAACCTCTTGCAGACCTTACCAATTCATTAGTAACTGGGGCGAAAAGCCCCATCTCAGGTTCTCCAAGTAAATCGAAATAATCAGATAGGATTAAATCGTCGAACTTTATAATTAAATCACTTTCCATTATAACAACTCACCTGCCATTCTTTTTCTACTGATATCTTTCCTGTTTTGTGCATCTGTCACAATATCAGCTACTTCTTTTTCTTTCATTATTATTTTAAGGTTTCTCATGTCAGAACCTAATTGGTTAATCGCTCGAAGCATATCTTCAAATATCGAATTATCAAAGTTTACACTAAACTCACTCTTTTTCGCTTCTTGTGAGCCGTTATTCGTTACACTTTTCAAATTTCTAACTAATGTAGAATCTTCCGGAATACCTACACCGTCAGCATACTTTGGAATGCCCAAGCGCCGCATGATCGATTTGGTGATACTAGCTCGAGCAACCTTCGTTCCTGCAGGAGCATTGGGAATATACACATTTCGACCTTGAGGTATAAATGGAGCCTGACCAGGGAACTGAACCAACTCTTTGTATAATGGTCCAGGCTGATCATTTACGATCATATCTCCACCAGGGTGGTAATTTGTTCCTTTGGCATTTGGAATAGCTGTCTGTCCAGTTCTTCTCCCTCGATACTCGACATCAATTACGACATTTTTGCTATAAACCTGTGCAATTGCGTTTTTCGCCCTTTCAACTTCTGAATAATCCGCCGTAGCATGTAAATGTTTCGCTCCAACACTAGTTTCATTGTAGTTTCTGATTTTGGATTGCGCTGTATTGATATTATTGACAACACTTGTATTATCGCCAAACAACTTCTTCAATTCTGGACTTAATTTGTTGTACTTCTCTAAAGCCGACTGAGTCTGCTCAACCGTCAGCTTAGCTGGGTTATCAGCAATTAGGGTTTTAACTTCTGGAGGTAAAGCATTCCAATCAGACAGTTTCCCTTTAGTATCAAGCAACTTGTAAAGAGCATCTGTATTATCTACACCTAAAGTTTTCCTATCAGAATTATAGGCATTCCATAATCCCATCTCTTCTATTGTGTCATATAAGTTGAGCATTGCTTCATCATTGCCCACAAGAAGCTTTTTGTCAGTAAGATAAAGATTGTTCCATTTACCCGATTCACCCATTGCAATGGCAATTTCTTCTTTTGCATTTGTGGAAATATCAGCGTTTTTAGCCATGAATTTCAGCTGTTCCCAACCTTCATCTGTCGAAGCCATGTCTTTCAATACATCAGCCATGTTGGTTCTGACTTCACCAGTTTTAGGATCGAGAGCCATCTGATTCCACTGGATATCGGCTTCTTCGGTGCCTTTAGCTAACATATCAAGATTTTTTGTTGTATCATCGACACTTGAATTCACTAAATCAGCAACTTCATCAACGGTCCATCCATACTGCTGCCAAACAGATGACATTTGTTCCAAACTGTAGCCTTGTTCCAACCGTAGTTTTGCTAAACCTAATATCATAGATTCAGAACTATTTTTATGTTCCTTATCCAATTCTTCAAGCAAAGCTTTTTGTCTTTGTACATTATCCTTAGTGCCTTCGATAATCGCTTTTCTATTCTGTTCATACTTCTCTTGTTCTGTATTTAAAGCTTTTCCAACACTATTTGCTCGTTCCTCAAGTTGTCTGTCAGTAAGCTTGCTTAATTTGTCTTGATACGCAGATTCAATTGCAATTCGTTGTTCAGATGTAAAGCCAGCAAGTTTTAGCTGCTTATCTGATAACTGATTATAGTTTGCTTCTATATATGCTCGTTCCTGATCAGATAGTTCTCGGCTATTTTTACTTGCATCAGATAAAATTTTGTTGATACGGTCAACTCTTTTTTTTGCTTGATCCGCTAACTGCTCACCATATTTTTTATCATTTTCAGCTTGCTGCTTTAAACTATCTTGAATGCCTTGGTTATCAACATCCTCAGCATTTTTCATTTTTCGTTGATATTCTTTGTCAATAGTTGCTTGTATAGAGTCAATAATTGCGTTGTTTGCTTTAATGGCTTTATCAGCCGATCCTTTAACTCCATCTGCATATTCATCAATGTACTTGACTGCCTTTTCCCGTAATTCATAAGACTTAGTAATCACTTTATCTTGTTCTTCGGTTACTTTAGTTCCCCACTTAGCTCCAGCAAGTTGGTGTTCGTCATATGCTTTTTTACCAAGATAAACTGCTCCAGCAACTGCACCTAATGCAGCAATACCTATGGCGACTGGTCCAGCCAAGCCTGCAATTGCTGTGCCCATACCGGCAATTCCTCCAGTTGTTGCTCCAGCTGTTCCAGCCCCAACTGCTGTTGTTGCGGCTGTTCCAACACCCGAAATTGAAGTTGCTAGGCCACCCAACGCTTTCTTTTCAGCTGCATCAGCTGCAAGTTTGACAATACCCTTTGAAAGTTTTCCAACACCTTTAGTGACAGATCCAACTATAGAAATACCACTCCCAAGTAGTTTGAGAGTTGGACCAGCTGCGGCAGCTATTAGTCCCCATTTGATAATGTTTCTTTGTTGTTCTTTATCTAAAGAGCTGAAAGACTTTGCTAGATTACCCAGACTTTTAATCAAAGGCTTAGAAGCTTCAAGACCATCTCTTAATGCATCAACAAGTGGACCCCCAAATTCAATAGCTGCATCTACTACTTCATTTTTCAACATCTTCAATTTGGATTCTGTTGTTTCATACCTTTTGCCTGCTTCTTCAGCAAGAGCCGTATTTTCGCCAAATGCTTTATTACCCATCTCAACTGCACCAGAGAAAACACCGCTAGCATTAGCAGCTCTTAGCAAGCTATCTCGCAATCGAACTTCTTTGATATCCATATCATCTAAGACTTTAATAGCAGATGTTCCGTTTTCTTCAGCTTTACCAAGACCTTCAACAAATTTCATGATTGCCGTGCTTGGATCATCTTTGAACATTTTTGAAAATTGCTCGCCAGTTAGTCCAGCTACGTCAGCAAACTGCTCCAATGAGGTTTTTGATTTATCAGCTTCTTTGTACATCTTCTTCAATTCAGACGAAGTGAAGCCCATTTCTTTAGAAACACCAGTTAGTTCCTTGCCACCGTTTCGAACAGCAGAAACCAATCGTTCCCATGACACACCTTGATCCTCAGCATGTCCCTTTAACTCTTCAAAGGCTCCGGTCCCTTTTTCAACAGCCAGTTGCATTTGAACCATGACTTTAGAAAAGGCAGATCCACCAGCTTCTGCTTCAACACCAACCGAGCTTAACGCAGCGGCAAAACCTAAAATGTCCCCTTCACTCATTCCTACTTGGTGTCCTGCTCCAGCTAAACGTAATGCCATTTCGGATATTTCTGATTCGGTCGTTGCAAAGTTATTTCCCAAATCTACAATAGCTGAACCAAGATTGCTAAATTTATCTTGAGACATTTGTGTTATATTAGCAAAACGAGCCAACTCAGTAGCAGCTGTTTCAGCGCTCATGTTTGTTGACTCGCCTAAATCGATCATTACTTTAGTAAATGCTGAAACATTTTGTGTTTGAATGCCTAATTGTCCTGCAGCCTCTGCTACAGAGGCTATTTCTGAGTGCGTTGAAGGTAGTTGCTTAGCTAAATCTCTCAAACTGCTCTCTAAATCATCGTATGAATACACTACATTTCCGTTACTGTCCACAACTTCGTCAGAAGTTTTCTTGACACCAGCGAAAGCAGACTCCCAATCAATAGCTGCTTTTGTAACTGCTGTTGCTCCTGCAACTAATGGAAGAGTAATTCCTGTTGTTAATGTTGATCCTACACTAGATACCACACTGCCAAACTTTTGGATTTTCTCGCCTTGTTTGATGAAAGCATCGCCCTGTTTGTTAAGCCATCCAGTAACTCCATTCGTTTCAATATCAAGACGAGCTAATTGGCCAACAGTAGATTTTAATTGCTGCTCGTAGCCAGCTAGTTTAGCTTGAGCATCGTTATACTTTTGAGCTGCTTTAGCAGTTGTCGAAGTAGCGTTACCTTGAGAATCTAAAGTCTTGTCGTAAGCTTGTTTTAGATACCCTAACTCATTTTTTTGAGCATCAATAACTTTGTTTAAAGCTTGCTGCTTAAATGCGAGAGCATCTATTTTTTTGCCGCCTGCATCAGCAATCTTAAAACCTGCTTGCATTTCTTTTGCTGCTGTCTTAGTAGCACGAGTAGCTCCAGTTAAACTACTAGAAAAAGCTGTAGTGTCTAATCCCAGGGTAATCAGCATCTGCCCGAGTGGTTTTCCATTTTGAACCAAGTTTTCTCCTCCTTTCCTTATCTATTGATTTCCTTAAACCAATCTTCCATAGAGACAACTTCTCTTCTATTGGCAGAAGGTTGATTGCTATCGGTGTCCGAAAACATAATTTCATCCAAGTATTGAACATCGGTTTCTAGAATTGTGTTGATGTTCCATCCCGGAAAAGTTAGAATAGTTTGTTTCATAAAGTTAATTAGAGAAGAGTAAAGTTCGCTTCCCTTTAGACTTCCTTTTTTGGGTCATCTTCCTCAACGACATCTGTTTTTTTCAATCCCAAAACTCGAAATAAAATGATATCCATAATAACGGTATCTTCAACATCAATGCCGTTCAAAATTGCATCGGCTGTCACTTGCTTGTCATCAAATAGACCAGCGACAAATTTTGCTCTAAATTCTGTTAATTCTTCAGATGTAGCAGGGTTAGGCTTTCCGTTTCCATCGACTCGTTCTACTAATTCAGTTTCTTCTCGCACATAGTCCAATCTTTTTTTGAATGGTACAAAATCTTGTGTAAAAGTTTTGGTTTTGCCATCTTTCATACGAAGAGATAACTTAATTTCTGTCATGTTCTTTCCTCCTAAAATAAATCAAAAAAGGCTAGTCAAATGACTAACCTTCAATAACAGTAATTGTGCATGTAGCTGTTTTTGCACCATCTTTTGTAGTAAAAGTAATATCAGTAGTCGCACCCACTGTTGCATCAGCTTTAACTGTGACTGTTCCACCACTCACTGTTGCTACGGCAGTATCAGAACTGGACCATGATCCAGATTTATCACTTGCGTTCTCGGGTAATACATTCGGTGTCAACTTAACTGACCCTCCAACAGCAACATCTGCTGTCGATTTATCTAAGCTTACACTCGAAACTGGAATAGGCAGCGTTTTAAAGGAAGGAATATCCACTTTCGAAGATTCGCTATCTCCTACAACACGTGTTGCTTTGTACTCCCCGGCAACTACACTTTTATTTGCTTCTTCTCCAGTAATTGTTAAAGGCGAAGGACCTTCTTTTACAATTGAATCACCTTTATATATTCTAAATGTCTCTACCATATTAATTTCCTTTCTTATGATAAATTGATAACTGCCCCGTCAGTTGTCGGCGTGACATTGCCAATCTCAGGGGAAGTTACTCCCCCGCGGTGTCAAATAATTCCGCTTCAAGGGCTGTAAATGATTCATCCCCTACAGCAAATCCTACAGTCTCGTTATCGTCACCAATTTTTTTAGGAATAGGAGCGAAGGTAAATTGATCAGCCTCTGGTGTCGGAGTTGTTCCTTCTTTTGTATTCGCGGTGATAGATTCACGTCCAAATTTTCCAGCATATAATCCTGTTCCCATCTTTTCACCACGTAACGTTGATGATTCAAACAGAACTGCACAATAAGGCGGTTTTGTTTTCTCTCCAGCATGATAAACGCCATTCGTTGCTTTTGTGCGCCCTAATACTTCGTTTTCAACCTCAAAAGGCAAGTCTAGAGCACTAAAGGTAGCAGCAACCTCACCAGTTCCCTCTTGAATGATAAAATAAGGGATATCTGATCCATATACTTTGACTGCTTCTGGGGATAGTCCCGTAATTTCGAAAGCGCTAGTCGCGCCTTCATTTGTCTTCCCTTCGATTACATACTTTTTAGCGGGAACTGGCTTTAAACTTTCATCTAAGATTTGAATTGTCGCTCTTTTAAAACCTACTAATGTCATGCTATTTCCTCCTTGTATGAGTGTACTGTCTAATCAGTACATGAATATTTTCATTTTCCGAATGCGGTCTATCTTCCCCATATATTTGAAAGAAATCCGCTTCTTCCATCCCTCGATCTAATTTGTCGTTCAGTTCTTCAATATCTGTTTTCCCTAGATCAATAAAAGCCATTACCTGAATGCGATAGCTTCTTGAATGGTATTTGTCTGATCCGTGAGATCCGTTTGTTTCTCCTACATTTTCAATCTTGAAATATGGTACTTGATCTAAGCTTTGGTATTTTTTTGGTACTGTATAGGGAAAGAAAAGATTCGAATCAATCTCCGGAAATATTCTCGGCAATATATTTACCGCTACTTCCGCAACTGGCGTCATAATCCTAATCCTCCTTTTAATTGTTCCATATACTCTTGCATTACAGCTTCTGCTTCGGTATCAGCAGTTTTTTCTATAAAATGCTGTCCACTTTGGAATTCAGAACCCATATTTACAACGTGAGCACGGAAGTAAGCACCTCGACCATATCCAACATCAACATCACCATTATCTTGAACCGCGCCTACTGTTACTGTCTCTTCAAGTAAGATCTTTCCAGTTGATGCATCAACTGGAGTATTCGCTTCTAAAGCTTCTCCAAGTTTGAAGCCTGCCGATTTTCCTGCCTTGCGACGGATCTTGCCTTCAACATCGGCAATGGTTTGTGCGACGTTTCTTTCTAAATCGCCAAGATCGATTGTTACACTCATCATTCCACCGCCTTTAGTATCAAAAGCATAAAATCCTCGTTTTCAACATCTGGATTGATGTCAACAATGTTATATCGAACTCCCTTTATACTAACTATCATATCGGGAGTGACTGTTTGTTTTTGCTTTTGCCGAATCACAACGTTAACAGTGTTTTTATATGAAGTATCTTCACTTTTAACTTCGGTTAGATATTTCTGTTTGTATCCAAACCAAGGCCTCATCACCTCAACGTAATTCGGTATTTTTGTCCCATTAGGTCCTATTTTAAAACCATCTTGTTTCAAAAACTGCGCGCGTTTAGTGAGTTTTCCTGTACGACTAACCGCCAATAGGATCACCTTCCTTAAACACCTTATATTCCGCTTTTAATAATGAAACCAAGCTTGTATATCCCAAATCGAATTCTCGCAAGGTGCCATTCATATTACTTGATTCAATCGTTGCCGATCTAGCTTTGTAATAATGGTCAGCAAGCATTATGGCAGCAGTGTTAAGCAATTCCACAATCTCGTTTTCTTGAACATAGAAAGAGGGCTTGTCTCTTCCGAGTGCCCCCTTAATCGTTCCGATTGCTGTTGTAAATGCTCTAATCACTTCTTTGTCATCATCATCCGTATCAATTTTCATTGCAGCTTTGATTTCTTCTAAATCTTTTTTGGGATCTAACATACTATGAGCCCCCTTATTGAAGCTCTATAACAGCTCCATCAGTTGTAGGATCTACCGATAGAACTTCAGGGGCTGTTATTTTGACACTGCAGCCAGACGGAACGCAGATGCTAGTTTGATACGATGGTCAAACCATGCCGTTACAACAAACAAATTAATACCAGTCTTAACGTCTTTGTCCTGTTCGTATAACGCATTGATATCATAGTTGAAATGAGAATATGAGAAGTCACCAATGACTGGAGTAACTGCTGCATCACTGAATACAACCGGTTTACCTAAAATTTGCTCTGGTTGTGCAGTGTATAATGTAGCATTTCCATTCGCTAACGTTTCAATAATTTCAAGATAGTCAGCATAACGCATAACAATTTTTGCATTTTCTCGGTAGTCTTCATGCAAATCTGCAACTGCTCCTTTGATGGCTTTATACATGTCAGCTGCTTCGATTTTTTTAATGTTAACGACAGTCGTATCATAAAAGCTCATATGTTCTTCACCAGTTTTTGGCGTTGTTGCGAATGCTACTTTTCGTTCTTTAGCTGCCACCCCAGATTGCAAATTAGCTTCTACAGTAGTAACAAGATTAGTGTTTGTTCCCAACAGAATGGTTTCAGAAATACCGGTAAATACTTTGAATTTATTGCGTGTAAACGAAACTGTGTCACCTGTTGCTTTAAGTTCTTTAGCTGTTTCTTTGTCCGCAATAAAGTCATCGTCATCGAGCGTGAAAGTAACTTTTGGAATTTCCAAATTTGGAATGCTTGTAATAGTTGATAAACCGCGAAGCTGATTTTTAACTACTGGATCAGAGATAACATCATTTGCAACAGTCTTAGGCAAGAATTTACCTCCACCTGTACTGTCGTCACCTAATACTTGGTATACATCTGTTGGCACTGCTTCTTTTGCCATAGTTTTGCGGATTAATTCAGCTTTAGCATCAATTACTTTTTGTTTAGGATCGCTTGATTCTGAAAAGTTGCCTTTTGCTAAGCTGGCTTTCTGCTCGGCTTCTAATTGGTCATGCTGATTTTTGATAATTTCAAATCGTTGCTGCAAATCTCCCTTTGTTTGATTCAATTGATTCAATTCATCCATAGATGTTTTCGGATCAGCAGCTTTTTGAGTAATATCGTCATTTGTTTTTTGAATTTGGTTACCAATTGTAGCCATATCTTGTTTTAATTCGAAAATTGTTTTCATTTATTAAAGTCCTCCTATAATTGCGCCAATCAAGGCATTGTTTTGTTTTGCTTCTTCGATCATTTTTTGTCTAGCTTTTTCTTCGTTTAGCGATTGAGTCGTTGACTCAAACTCTTTAGGAACGTTGTTATACTTTTGAAACAATTCCTTGCTGACACAAGCAGCAATTTGCACTGTTTCTGTAACTTCGTCACACAGCCCAATTTCTAACGCTTCAACTGCTGATAGCCATGTTTCTTCATCCATGATTTGCTTGATCTTTGCTTCGCTTAGCTTGTCGCCGCCTTTAGATAAGTAAGTGATTACTGAAGACTCTGCGATTTTGTCTAAGTCATCTGCTTGTTTGCGTAACGCTTTAGCATTGCCTACGCTGTAGGTCCAAGGGTTATGAATCATTAACATGCTGTTTTCAGGCATTACTACCTTGTCAGCACTAGCGACAATCACACTTGCAATTGAGGCAGCCAAAGCATCTACATGCGCTACGACCGTCGCTTTGTGTTGTTTCAGCATGTTTCCAATTGCAATTCCTTCGAAAACAGACCCGCCAGGGGAATTCACATGTAAATTAATCTGCTCAATATCACCTAACGCCTTTAAATCTTTTTGAAAACTAGCCGCTGTCGTGTCGGTGTCGTCCCATTTATATGAGACAATTTCTCCATAAATTGAGATGTCAGCCTCTTTTATATTGGCTGACTGCTTCACTTCCCAAAACTTTTTCACTTTTCCACCTCCCTTCAAGGCAAAATAAAAAGACCTAACTTTTTTCAGTTACGTCTTGAGTGCTTTTATTTGATTTTCGTAATGTAGGATCCATTTCCAATGGATACATATCGCCGGATATCCATAATTCAGAGGCTTTGCCGCCCTTCGGTGGTAACTCTTCAAGCATTCTGACCTCGTCTTGGGCCATCCAGCCGTCTCTAATTGCTCCATGATAGAATGCCTGTCGTGCAGCTGAATCACCTCTTAAAAGAGCATTGAGATTGAATTTAAAATAAATACCATTAATACGCTCTTTAGAAGTTAAAATCTTCTTGTTGAATTCTCGTTCATACTGTTTAACAATTGGAGAGAGAGTCATATTAACAAACAGTTGCATTAGTTGCTCGTTCGAAGAAAAACTATCGCTCGATTTATTCAGGAATACCCCAGGTACGTTATAAACATTTGCTATTCTATCTCTTGTGATATTCTCAGATATCTCCATATCTCCAGCCACAAAACTTCTTGCCATTTCCTTGATTTCAACACCAGGTTCTTGAAATAGCACTCCACCATTTTCTTCATAGAATCGCTTGAAGTCTTCGACTACCGCTGTCCTTTTCTCATCATCTACGTTCGCCGAATAAGTCAATATGAAAGAATCTCTCAAAGACTGCATTTCTTTTAAAGAAAACTGTCTAACTGCTTTATCGAACTCATTTGAGTTCTTCAAAACTGCAATCGGGCTTATCCCCTTCCAATTTCCATTTCCAGCAATGTGTCTTACATGAATAACGTCAGAATTATGCAAATAGAAGGTTTTACCATCACTGTTTACTTGGTACCACAGTTCCTTTGATTGTTGTTCAATTACTGGCTCAACATAATTTGGATTGAAAGGAACTAATTTATCAAATTGTCCTCGAATATCTCTAAAAATCAATGCATACCCATTACCGTTAGTGTTCCTACTGACTTCTAAAACATTTATTACCATATCTAGAGTTTGATTAGGGTTTGGATAATAAACGAGCTTATCCATTTGTTCATCAAATTGCTGATCGTAGTTTTTGTACTTTTTAAATGGCAAACTGGATAAGGTATTAGATAATCTTGAAACAATAGAAAAAATATTTTCATTTGTTTCAAGTGTTCCATTCTCAATTCCAAAAAAGGTACGTCCGAACCATTTAGTAAAATCGCTCTTTGTAGAATAATCATTGATAATCGATTGTCTTACAAACTCAGGAGTCAATTTATTGACTACCTTTTGAAATATATTCACCGTTCCACCTCCCTTCATCGCTTCAACATGTCTCTCACAGATATGAACCCAACATTCCCATTCCCTTGAGGCTTAGCAAACATCTCGACCACAGAACAATGACTGTTTACCAAAGCCGCAAATCCATCGATTTTACGAGATTTAGATTGTTTTGTTGGCATCCAATTTCCATTCCTATCTTTGATTAGTTTCACATTACTCAAATACCATCGAAACATCTTTTTTCGGTTATAAATTACTTTTCCAGATAAAAACATTTCTTTGAGGTGTTTCATTGGTCCACCCAATGTTAAGTAACCTTGTATTGCTTCTTCCATAACAAAACCGTAGTCAATTAGCATCTGATTCAAAATCAGGCTATTTCTTCGGTCGTATCGTATTTTTGATATTTTATATTTCTTGGATTGCTCGACAAACCAATCGAAAACATATTGATAATCCACATATGATCCAGGAGTTATTGTAAGTGAACCTTCTTTAATCCATGCATCTAGCCTCTGTTGATTATTATCTTTATCATATCTCGCTTGACTTATCCAACTATGTTCCAAAACCGCAATTTCACCAGTTTCCAATAATGGGAATTCCAAATCCGCTGAGGTAAAATCTTCCGTTTCAGCTAAGTCATATCCGGCTACCGCTTCTCTACCAACTAAGGTTTCAAAATCTATCACCTTCTCGTTTTGATTTATTGTCTGCATATCTAAGAAGGATAATTCGTCAATATCAGAGAAAAGGTTAAACTGTTTCGTTATCCAATCAGCAAGCTCTTGTGGATTTTTTTTATCTTGTTTGTAGTCAGTTATTAAATTAACAACATCCATTAAACACAGGTTAGGATTTGCTTTTATCCACATCTTAGGATTATCAGCTTCTGAAGCATTATCAAGTTGTGCTAAATAGTAAAAGAACCGTTCATCTAGATCATCTTCTAAATGTTCCAAACAATCCTTTCCGTTTTCATAGAAATCCATCAAAGGTCCATCTAAAACCGTACCTGCTGTAGTAATATACATTATCAGTGGTTGCCGTCGCATTCCGCGAGATCTTTTCATGACATTTATTAAAATATAATTGACGAAATCATGAACTTCGTCAAAACATCCGAAATGTAAGTTTTCTCCATCTTTTTTCTTCTCCGCTGACATCGCAACCATAACGCAGTTCTTAGCTGGAAACTTAATTTCTCTTGCCATTGCCTTGAACCTTTTAGTTAAATATGGTGAAGCTTCAATCATTGCTTTAGCTTCTTCAAACAAAATATTAGATTGCTTCTGTGAGTTTGCTAGGATGTATACATTAGCCCCATTCTCTCCGTCCTCCCCCAACATATAGTTGGAAAGTCCTGATACAATCGTTGTTTTACCGTTTTTACGTCCTACAAATTCTAATGCTTCACGATATTTCCTAATACCTGTATCTCTGTGAACCCATCCATAAGTTCCGCCTATAATAAAATGTTGCCAAGGTTGTGCAACAATCTGATTAAAATCTCCTTTAGATGGCTTACACTTCTTTTCGAGAAAACGAATTGGCCTGTGCGCTTTTTCTTCGTCGAACACCCAAGGAAAACCATCAGTCCCCTGTCTTTTCAGATCTCTAAGGTGCCTTTTTGCTGCCAAAATAACCAATTCACTTGCAGGCATTTGAGGATCCCAAGGAGACCATTCTTGTTGGTTTGGCAAGTTACCGAAGTCAATAACTCTTTCCGCATACCATGTTGTAAGAAGCTCGGGATAAGGCTCTAGCAAATAGCCTCCCCAACTTGCCATCCCATTTTTAAAGTCCTCCCACCAAGCTTCTAGCTCGGTATAAGTCATATCAATAATTGGTTTAGTAGTCATCGTCATCATCTTCATCTTGAGCCATTTTTATAGCCAGTTTTGCTCTTGCTGAAGGTGATAGTCCTAAGTCACTACCAAAAGAACGCATATTTTTTGAACAAGTATCAAGTTGCTTTATCAAAGGATTACCGATAGACTCAGGATTCTCAGCCTGAACTAAACTTGCTTGTGCTTGGAGTTTCATATGTTCTGAGTACCAATAGCAATACATCGCTAAGGGATAAACATCCCCATTGGTGATCAATTCAATATGGAGCAATTCTTCTGACAAAAATTTAAAGGCCCTAACTGCTGTATTATCTAACCAGTTAGGAGCCTTTATTTTGTCAGTGCGCATTTGAAGCTTCTCTTCCGCTTCAGCGCGCTTTTTTAAATCCTTGGTATTCTTTTTGTTTGGATTACCGTTTAACAATTGTAATTTTGCGCTTTTTGCTGGTTGCGGCATCTTATCACCTTCTTTATAAAAAAATATTGAAAACGATATCAATAGTATTATAATAATGATATCGACTGAGATACGTCGAAATATAACTAGGAGGCATACAAATGGGAGAATTATACAAACCTGGCGAAGACAACAAACCCAAAGGAACTTATAAAGAAGTTGGTCCTCGCGGCGGTAAAGTACCAGGCGGAAGAGAAGTAAATATCGATCCAGGCGATAGATTACCACCAACTTCTGAAAAAGGGAATAAATGGGAAAAACAATAAAACCGTCTGCAGATGATCAATAAGCTTGGTCAGCTCTTTCTTTAAAAAAGTTGAAAAGCGGTAATTTTGTGAAGGAAAGACTGCACCGTTCTTCGCCGGCCCTCCTAAAAACTTTCGACAGTAGGGGGGCTATTGTTGTTTTATCAAGTTTTCTAGTCATCTTTCATTATTTGCAAAGAATTTAACCACATTGATTTTAGCCTTTGCTTTAGCCTTTCCTCCACTTCGTTCTGGGTGTTCTCGGTTATGGCAAGCATCACACACTAACTCTAGATTGTTCTCACACCAGAAGAGTGTAATATCTTCCCTTGCTTCTACAATGTGATGGACCACTGTACCTCTTGTGTATCTCTTACGTCTCTTACACTCTTGGCATAACCCAAAGTCACGCTGGATAATCGTCTTTCTTAGCTTCCTCCACCTAGTAGTTTTATAAAGCTTATCAATGTCGTCTCTTGGTCTTGCATAGCGATTCATTTAATATCATCACAATTTAAGATGCAGTTTAATTTCACATTCCATACCTCCTTAACCTCTCTGCAATATGCGGATCACTCTTCCAGCCATGCCCGATGTATATCAACCTATGTCGATCGATATACTCGCCACTAAATTGCTGATAGCATTCAAGCAATGTGTGCTTTGGTTTCAACTCCGCTTGTCGGATGTTCTTATGCCTAAGTATTCCTACTGACAGTTGGATATAATAGTAATATCTCGGCTTAGATGTCATACGTCACCCTCAACCTTTCACTATCATATTCAAACAACTGCAGTACTTTTTTGCCCATCGTCCAACCGTTCTCGATCTCGTAGCTGTCATTCGGCTTAATGGTCCCTAACTGACGATGGATCACACCTTGATAGTCGTTCGTCTGCTGCGTGTGGAAATGACCAGTGATTATCTCTCGTGTAGTTGCCTTACTCCATATATCGCTAAACTCAGTAGCAAACAGCATAGGTAAATCCTTCCGCTTGCCATACTGCCCATGAGTAATCATGATCGCCACGTTATCCAACATGAACGCTTGTCGATATTTGTTGTGTGCGTGTACTTGGATGTCCGGATACTTGGCTTCTAGGTATAGGAGAAACATATACTCGATCGATCCGCTATGGTTCCCTTCAGCATGTTCAACAGTCACTTGCTTCGAATGTCTCACACACTCAGTAATCAACAGGTCAAAAAAGGAGCGAGCGTCTTTAATCGCTTGCTCCATATCCACATCATCTAGTTGTGTGCCAGCCATCGTGACTGACTTCTTGATTTGACTACTATGAAATAAATCTCCTAGCTGACCAATAACAATCTGCTTATAGCCTTTTGAGATAACTTCGATCATTCTAGCTAGCTTATCCTTTAGATCCTCTAGCTTAGTAATACCAAAATGCCAATCAGCCAAACCGATGAATAAGTTTCTTTCGCCTGTCTTGATCGAAGTTAGTTTTACTGGTTCGATTGATTCGTTGAAGGCTGCTAAGTTAAATCCTTTAGGTTTCGGTCTAACAACTATCTTCGACTGATAAAGCTGTATAAGTCCATCTACTTGGTTGTTCTGTTCCCAGATATTGTTTGTCGCTTGGACCAGTTCCCAATTTTCCGGATCATAGCCGTGCGCTTGTAACACATAATTAGGATCTTTTGATTGCTCTTCAGTCATACGTAACTTGATAAGATTTGTTTGCGTGCCGTCTGCTTTGATTTCAGTTGATGCTACATTTTGTTTTAGTTTATTAGACTTCTTCACGCGCATATTCTTTTCGCTCGGTGGCAACTTCAACCTGGCACGTTTACTCCTAACGCTTGGCCAAGAAAACTCTTTGCCGAATTCCTCTGATAGCTTAGGCGCTATCTCAATATTAGTTAGTCCTTCATTTGCCAATTCCGACAATCGCTTGACCTGCTGTTCCGTCCATTTAGTAATGATTACCACCTCGCTTTTCTGCAAAATAAAAAGCCACTCGTTATGAGTGACTAGGGTTCTATGTAACAAGTTTTCGCTGACTGGCAGTCGGGATAACTATAAACCCTAATAACTTTAAACATATACTACTTTAATAGTTAGAAACTGATTTCCCTGTCATTTCCAGCTCCAAATCGCGTGAAATAGACTTTTCTTGTATCAAAGTTAACATTGACAATGTCAAAAGCATCTTCTGTTTTAGACCATAAAGTTCTTAACGGCTTAATATCACTAACAGGTTCACCGCTTTCAGCCAATGAACATAATGTCTGAACATAGTTTATTCCATTAACCTTAGCGTTTCGATCATTATGATGGTGACCATTTAGTACACAGATTAATCTATTAAGAGGTTTGCTCTTAAAATCATATTCAACGGTAGTTTGGTAGTAATCTGCAGGAAAACGATTATCCAAGTATGTTGTTGTAGCACTTCCTGATGAACTACTTTGAAATGCTTCAAGAATACTCTTTACCACAGATCCATTCATCTGCTCATCTGCTGCCGTTGGATAGATTGTTTTTGCTAAAGATTGATGCATACCAACTATTACATAATAATCATTTGGTACAGTCTTAAGTGTTTCGATCAAAAATGCTACTTGCTCTTTTCCAAATCCACTTCTTGAACTAATATCAACAGACGCTTTGCCATTATTTACAACAAGAGGATTATCGAAATTATTCAACATAATTACACGTACTTTTTTATCCGTGAAATCTTTGAAATAATAGTCTTTCTTTCCATCTGGTTTTACAATTCCATATTTTAAAAGTGGCTGCATAAACACAGGATAACGTTTCTCAATATCCAGCAAGTCATTTGGATTTAAGCCATTTGCATTAGCATAAATACCATTAATATCATGATTTCCCAGTGCAAATAAGGAAGGTACCTCACTTGCAAAAAAGACTTCGAATGCTTCACTAAGTGATCTTAATGTGCCAGTACCATTTTCTGTACCATCAACAATATCACCAAGATGAATTCGGCAATCAAGATTTACAAGATTAGTAATTCTATTGACATTTTCCAAATGATTATTTCCATGTAATTTTTCGTTCACTCGATTAACAGGTACTCTTTGATAGTGAGAGTCCGTAATATTTACAAAACAAAAGTCTTTATCTGTCATTTTTTTCTTAGCTTTCAAAGCTTTATCCGCAATCTCTTCTCGGAAATAATAGTGACCATTATCGGTTACTTCTTGCCATAAAATATAGTTGTCAGTTGAAGCAGGATCTGAATAAGCATTACGTATACCAATGAAACTTCTTTTTTGGAAGAAATAATCCATTCGTACTGTTTTTCTCTCACTCCAACCATTAATGATTTCTATACTACACATCCCGGTTAGATTAAACGGACGGTTCTTGACTGTATCTGCAATACTACCAGTATAGAATCCAGAGTTTAATTGCAAAATGTCTGTGAAATTACTAGGAAAAGATTTTGGTTGTCCACTTGCTTGTACTAATTCATATACCATGTTCTAATCACTCCTTCACTAAAATAAAAAGAAGCGAATCTTAAAGGACTCGCTTCACCATATTCATCAGAATAAAGGTTATAAGAAATATCTATATTATTGATCTTATCCTTTACCTGATAATACTATTTTACCCCTATTGACAGTGAGACAACTATACGTTTTTGTCTCAATTTAATTGATTTCACCAATTCTTCTACCAAAATCGAATAATACTTTTTGCCGGATCCGATAGATTGTTGGTTTGCTGTATCCGTGTTTATCTCCGAAAGATTTCCAATCCATCCAGCTATCTTCACCCCAGTATTTTGTCTCAATCAACTGTCTTATTTCCGCACTTTGATCGCTTAGAGTTTCCTTCACAGCTTTCTTCCACAATTCCCGATTCATAATATAAGGATCAGACATTTCCTTGATTACTTGTGACTCAATCGGATTGCTCATAATGTTACTCCGACCTCCACCGATATTTTCATCGACTTCTCGAAGCTTTAACTCTTCCTTACGAATAGCAATCTCTTTGTTGTATGCTGGATAGTTAGCAAACTTTCTATCCAGCTCATTGATTAATGAATCATTCTTTCCCAATCACTTGCCCTCCTCATTATCCAATCTCTTACCAATCACAACACCTACGAATATAATCGCAACAAATGCCACGAATCCTAACACTATAAAAGTCATTAGTTACCCTCCTGCTTCCATCGCATCCCGAGCTAACGGATCGCTTTTGAAAATTTCATATTTCCTTTGCACTTCTTGTAACTGCTGTTCTAGCTTCACGATCTGCTTTTGTTGGTCAATTATTGTATAGGATAGCCAACTTAGGCCTGCGATCGTTAGCAGTATTATGATGATAGAGTGACTAGTTTTCATTGGCTTGCTCCACAATGCCGTCAGAAGTACTAAAGTATTCTTTATCTAACAAGTCTTGATTTTGATAAATGTTTCCTACTACCTCTAATCGGTTTCTCGCACTCATCAACTCTGTATCATAAATATGCTTCCCTTTGATTCTATATGCACCGCTATCCATTCTGTAAACTTGTACATAGCTGTGCCAGTAAGTATCACTGTAATTAACGGATGAACTTGTATGCAAAAG